TCCATCTCAGCGGCTGTGAGTGGAGCCCCTTTAGGAATTCTTGTTACTAATGCCATATTTTATAATTACTAATTAGATTACTATAATAGTAAATATAAATATTGTTTAAAAATAAAATAATTAAACTTTAGTTTTTGATTCAGTTGGGGTTGGTGTTTCCACCGGTTCTGGAGTTGTTGATTTGGGTTTTTCCGTTTTAAGACGTAAAATCGGATGTATTGATTTAAGAAAATCTTTTTTGAATTTAACTTCAGATGCCTGTTTTATTCCTTGCAAAGAATAAGTTCTATATGGTGTTGGGTTTAAGTTATAAATTGGGCTAGTTTTTACAAACTGACTGAATAACCCACTACCATCTTTACCACTCTTTTTTAATACCTCATCTAAAGTTTTAGATTTTTCCCATGCTTCATTAGTAATACTTGGATTAAATAACGGTTGTAACCATTTAAAAAATTTATCAGGTTTTATTTCACTTAATTTTATACAAGATATTACCTTTTTAGGAGAAATACCTATCACAAATATATAAGCGGTATTGTTACCAGAAAAACTTTTTTGTTTACCGTCCGCATAAACATACGATTCAACTATATATACGTTTCTTGGTTTAATCGCCGTTTTACCAACGCTTACTTCTGCTTCTATATATGATTTGTATAAATTTGCGAACGGCATTTTAAATCTTATTTAATTTTGGTATTTGCATTTTAGTTGAATTCACATTTGGCATATTGAATGGGACTAATTTGGGTTGCTCTTTTACATAAGTATTAAGTATTTGTTCAAATTTTTCATTCATTTTATCTAAGGTGAAGTTTTTTAAAGTATTTTCTCTCAATCCTTTTGATTTATCTAAATAAGAATCATACTTGTTATATACATCATATATCTTATTAGCTGCGTTTGAATAATTTGCAGTAAACCATTGTGCTTCTTTCATACAAAATTGGTCAGCTGCCGATTCATGTACAGGTGTTAAATTACCTTCTAATAAAACTGCATTATCCGGTGGTAGAAAGTCCATTTGTCCGCTCCAACCACTTGCAATAATTGGTTTACCTGTTAGGGTAAATTCGGCCATAGGTCTACCATACCCCTCACCTTTAGTAAATGATATCATTGCTTTAACTTTTGGATGATGATATAAATTACTCATATCAGTTTCTTCCATATCACCATGTAACAAATATATAGATGGACATTTATCGCCAAATGTTTTTAATACACCTTCAAGCTTTTCTCTAGTTGCTTCTCTATCAATTACACTAAATCCAGCGTGTGATGTTTTAACAATAAGGCCTGGTCTTTTATCCTTTGGCATATATTGGAATACAGTTGCAAATGTTTTAATTGCCATACCAATATCTTTTCTATCTTGTCCTAAATCTCCTTTTAACCAATGTCCTACAATTAAGAAATTAAAATCCTCTTTTACATTAGCTAATACATCATTACCACTTCCTTTGGAAAATATTTCAGTATCAACTCCTTCGAAAAGAACTTCAATTGGTTTTGTTACTTTAATTTCTCCAACTATTTGTTCGGTTACATTATCTTTTTGTTGATATACAGTTCCACCAATATTTTGTTTTGTAAAATGTGATGGTACTATAATTAAATCCATCTTATTAGAACCATCAATGAAATCTTTTGGACAGATTGTAGTTTCAACGCCGGCTGTAATACCAATGTTATAATGTCCTTTTGGTTCAAATTCGTTTGCTACTGAAACTTGTACAAACACATCCGGTTTTGTATCAATACTACCAATAACTCTTTCTAACATCCATCTACCAAATTCATCCTGGTCACTTACTTGATTTTGTGGTGTGCTTCCCCAACGTAATGGAATAATTTTTATATCGTACTTATCCATTTTACGAAGTGATTTCATTAAATCTCTACAATGGTCACCATAACCACTACGAGTGAATATAGGTCCTTGAAATACTAATGTTGACTTATTCATATTTTATAACTTATTTTATTTTAAATACCTCAAATCTTTCACGAGGTTTCCAATTTTCAAATATTGATTCAATTCCATCAACTAATGTTTGGCACATATTTGTATGTGTTAATCCCATTTGATTGACAAACGCCTCTCTACCCTCTAATCCGTTCGTTTTACGAACTTCTTTTGGTGTGTTGTACACTTGCTCAATTGCGTCTGCAACATCCTCTATATCAACTCTATCATCCCAAATATAAGGTGTTGGAACTGAACCTGCTAATGCTAATGCTCTACTCCATACAGGTGTTACCCACGAACCAGGAATAGCTTTACCTTCCCACTTTCTCCATTCGTGCAATGAACCAATTTTAATGTAATCTTCTGCAGTTAACATTTTTCCATCAACTTCAAATCCACATTGGTCTTGCAATCCACCAGTTACGTTTACAATAATTGGAGTTCCAGCCATAATAGATTCTGCCGTTGCCAATCCAAATCCTTCGTTATTAGCAATGTTAATTGTTACATCTGCTATATTATAGATGAGATTTAATTCTTCTTGTGGTCTTCTTTTTTCGGAAAATATAATATTACAATCAGGTGCCATCACATCAATTACCGCTGGTAAATCGGTGCCGTTCTCATCCACCGGTTGAGTGTGCATTACTAAACAAACTTTATCTGCTTTTTCTTTACCAATCTTATCACAAAACTTTTTAAATGCTACGATAACATCTGCAGGTTGTTTTCTTCTAATATTTCGATTACTCCAATATAGTACAAAATCATAATCCTTACCACCTAAAATCTCTTTACGGAATTCTGCAGAGACTTCTGCTGGTTTGTATATGTTTGTATTAATACCATGTGGTACATACCCTACTTGCCAATCTTTTTTAGGTTTCCAAGTTGGTTTAGTATCTAACGCTGATAATCTTTTAATGATACCATATGTTTGTCTAGAAATACAACCAATCCAATCACAACTTTCATAGAAGTTACGATTATATAATGGGTCTGGTAAATCATCCCAAATTGCGTAAAATAAAAGTGGAACATTTTGTCTGATTTCATGTTCGATATCATACAACCATGTCCAATAACGAGGGTCAGTAAAGTGTAGGATAGCATCAGGCTTTTCGGTATTGATTAATTGTCTAATCAAGTCCGCATTACCATAACCATTCCAAGGAAGTATCTTTACATTAGCATCCGCGATACCATAATTTTTTTGTATATCTTCACTAACATCTAAAACCTTGCCAGCTTCTGGATGATTAATTGCGGCTCCTACTTGAAACCAATCGTACTTATGTACTGTACCTAATACTAATTCTTTTGATACGGTGGCAATACCACTTGCCATTCTTAAGTCATCTGAAAGTAACAGAATCTTCTTTTTTGCCATAACTTATTTGTGTTGTTAAAATTGTGAACCGGATATTTGTAGTTTTACATATTCGTTCATTTCGCTTCTAAAACTTTCGTCTGAAACGTATCTTTCTACAGTTCTATTTACCAATTTTTGTAGAGTAACATCTGAATTAAAAGATACTTTTTTAAATGATGAATACACATCTTTCAATATTTTTACGGTTGTTAGTTTTGTGTTTTCATGTTCCATTGTGGATATTGTTTTTTTATATATTTGTATATATAAGTATATTGTAAATAAAAAAACAATAATTTTTAAGGAACTTTTTTATTTACTTGCTTTTCCATCACATATCCCTCTACTCATAAACTCACACCATTTACAATTCTTTTTGTTTTGTCCAGGTACTTTAGGGAATTCAATATCTTTAAATCCACCACCGTCATCAAACACAGTATTAATAAATTCCATAAATTCATCATATACTTTATTAACCGAAGGTGAGCCGTTAGGAGGTACGTGCTTTGATATGTATGGGATTGGAAATGCAGAATCTTCAGGTAGTTTTCTTCTCATTATCTGATATTCTACTTTTATTTTAGTAAGAGGAACATTAAATAATTCTGAATAGTATTTTTTATATAATAGGATTTGAGAATTTTTCATCTTATCAGCTTTCTGATATTGATTCCAACCCATTGTTGAAGTTTTTAAATCAACAATTATAATTGAATTTTCCGCTAAATCTCTCAATACAATATCTATATAACCAATAAAATGAACACCCGGTTTAATATTTGCATTTAATGGAATTTCAATACCAACTAGTTCATAGCCGGATTTAGAATAAAATTTACTACAATACTTTTTAAACCAACTAAGAATTCGTCTACCATCACCGTAAAATTCTTCTAATTCTAATTGAGTACACGGAGCACCTTCACTAAGGGCTTCTTTTTCTTTGGTAAAATTTTCTTTCATTCTATCCAATAACAAACTATCCAATTCAATTTCATCGGCTTGTTTTTTAGATACACCATACATTACCGAAAGATAATGTTGGATAGTTTCGTGCATTGCACTACCAAATAGTGTGTGAATGTTACCAGAACTTTCACCTAATTTATCTATATAGTTTAACTTATATTGTTGGGGGCAGCTACTCCACATTGAGTACTGCGAAAATGATACTTTTGCCATTATGTTTATTTATACCTCAAAGATACGAAAAAAGGGTGAGATTACCAAATTATAGTTTAAGTTTCAACTTAGTAATTTCTTTTGGATTTGTGCCGTACGCTTCGGCAATTCGTTTAATTTCTTCTCTACCAGTAGTACTTTCATATAATATATCCAAATATTCAGATGCTTCTCTGGTAGAAACCATAAACCATTTCGCTACCAAATCGATAATCCATTGTTCATAATCTTTTACCGATTTACCTTTCATATAACGAAGATATGATTTTCCTTTTGGTATGACTCCAATTAATGCTTTATAAACCGCTTTAGGAGGTGCCTCTTGAATATATGGTTGTATTTCCGCTACCATCTCAATCCAATCAGGATTCATAGACATATAACGTATAATTAACCAATTACTCCAAGTCTTTTTATCAGCATCTTCTAGCTTATCCCAATACTTTGGGTCCTGGTCTTTTGTAATTGCATTGATGTGGTCGAATAATCCTTTTGCCATTAGTCTTCTACTTTTAAACCCGGAGGTAATAAATCATTTAATACTTCACCACAATCACCACATAAGAATAACTCTACGGGTAGAACTTCATCCTTTGGTTTGCCAGTTAATAACTTTGAAATCTTACGAAATCCAAACCCTTGTACAAAAATCTCACCACCGCATTTCTTACATCCTATTGCCTCAGTTTTTTCTAAAGGTATTGGTTTTTCTTCTTGTCCTCCGATTGGTTGTCCACCTGCTCCTAAAATGTTAGCCATATTAAATTATATTTAAAATTTGAATTAATGTAGCTGCTGCGATAATTTCTTTATCAATTGCTACTGCTGATTTAGCAACACCATCACCTAAAACTAAAATTACATTTGCAGTATTTTCTCCTGCATAATCATCAACTTTTTCATATAGTAATGTATAGAGGTCAGAAAAATCAGTAGCCTTTGAATCAAGAACCGTTTGTCTAATTTTCATATACTTGTTTCTCTTATCATCATTCGATTTAAGAACTTCAAGAACTTTCAACTTATAGTCATTATCTAAAAGATTTTGCACATCAACTTGTAATTTACCTTTAAGAGAATTTAATTGACAGGTATTAATAATCTTACGAATATCTGGATAAGAAGAATCGATAATTGGAACTAAATCCTTTGGGTCAAACTCAACACTTTCTGATTTTAAAATCTTACTCATTTGAATTGCCACATCTTTTTTAGTTGGTGGTGTAATTTGAAACGTTTGACAACGGCTTTGAATTGGTTCAATAATCTTTTCAATATAATTACAAGTTAAAATGAACCTACAATGCCTGCTAAATGTTTCCATCAAATTTCTAAGGATTGCTTGTGCTTGAGGAGTCATATAATCAAACTCATCTAAGATAATGATTTTATATTTTTTGAATCCCATAGAAGATGCAAAGTTCTTTACTTTATTTCTTACGGTCTCAACATTATTCTCATCAGATGCGTTAATCATCATAAAATCACATTCAATTGAACTAACAATTAACTTTGCCAATGTTGTTTTACCAGTACCGGCTTTCCCAAAAAATAAAAGATGGGGAACATCTTCGTTTTCAATATACCCACTTACTTTACTTTTTAAGTGTTCATTTCCAACATAATCATCTAGTTTAGATGGACGATATTTTTCCACCCATAACGAGTGATTTATTTGTTCTTCTTTAAATTCAAACATATTTTTATTTTTTATTTTCCAGTTGAACCGAATCCGCCTTCGCCTCTTTCGGTATTATTTAATTCATTTACTTCATCCCATTCTATAATTGGATGTGGTATGATAATAAGTTGTGCCCCTCTATCTCCAATTTTATATACTGCTCCACCCGTTTTCTTAAATGTGGCTTGAATTTCACCTCTATAACCAGCATCAATTACACCAACTGAATTGCTAAGGATTAAATCGGTTTTGCGGATAGATGAACGAGGAAAAACAAGTCCCATAAAACCGTCAGGTATTTCCATTGAGATACCAAATCCATAACTGATATCCCACTCAGTTTCTCCCTTAATATCTGTAATAACTAAATCCATTCCAGCATCACTTTCTTTTGCGTAAAATGGAATCGTTGCGTTTTCATGTAACCTTTTTATATTAACTTTCATTTTTTGGGTTCATTTTTAGGTTATGTTCTCTCAATTTTTTTCCTTCATCTGAAAGTTCTCTGGCGAATAATTTAAAACGTTTACCATTTTGTTTACTTGTAAAAGATATATAAGCATCTTTGGTATTACTAATAGTATTCCAATTTGTTGGTTCTTCATCCGTCATATCTTCGCCTGTCCATGCAAATATCTGTGGTTCATCTCCATCAAATTGGAATACCCACTCGCATTGTTCTAATTTTTCAGCTGATGTCATTTTTACTTCACCAATTGGTTCTAAATTTTCTTCTTGTGTTTTTTTAGTTTTTGCCATAATTTTATTTTGTTTTACAAATATACGAAAAAAAGTTTAGAATTCAAAAAACTTTTTTGCGTTTTGAGAATCGGCGGATGCCATTTCCCATTTTAGAGCGTTATAGAAATCAGTTAATTTGTTTTCTAACTCCGCTTTATAAATCCCATCTCTATCAACATATTGTTCTACGAAATCCATAATTTCTTTTGGGTCATTATAATCTCTAAATGCTAATGTATCTATTCCCAATGGATTATTTTTGAGATATACCCATTTAACTTTTTCACCATCTCTGATTGGTTCGTATTTAAACGGACATTCAAAGAATTTTAGTAATCGGTTATATGTAATACCGGCTTTAACGTGTGCAGGTGTTCCTTTTTCAAAATTAGCAATAGCCAATCCACTATCTTTTCTCCACTTACCTTTATCGTATTTACTTAATTCTTTAATAGCTCCACCTTTGGCGATTTTATTAATACGAAGATTAGGTAAACTCTTTTTAAATTCTAAAAGAGATTCATTTATTTCTTCGTTTGTTTTACCCATTAAAATATCTTTTAACATTTTAGCCATAAAGTCCTGAAATGCCTTTGGGAATGATGAACGAACTACATCCAATCCTTTTACGTCCAACTTATCACAAGGAATACCATTCTTTAAAATCATCCATTGTGCGTATCTTTTCTTTGCTACCCAAAATCCCGCTTTACTGATATATTCTTTCTTAATTTCAAAACGATGTTTTTCTTTTGGAATACAAAAAAATCGTTCAGCTAATAAATTGTAGAATGAATTTAAAAACGATTGTGTTTCATCTGCAATGGTATTAACTTCCGCCGCCATTCTATCTTGGTCAAATGTTTTATATTCAGGATATCTATGTTTTACTAAAGGCTCTGCCATCATATAAATTGAATCGGTATCAATGTAAACATTGTAATCATCTTTTGTACCTAACTCTTTTTGGTATTTAAGATTTGCCATTTCCGCAGTTTTTTTAATTACAGTTTGACCGGTAATTGTTACGGCTTCGGCGTTATCAATATCATAGAAACGAAATGCTACAAGTCCTAATACACCATACATCGAATTCAAAAGAATCTTTTGTACTAATTGTCTTTTTGCATAAAAATCATACAATTCAGTATTACCTTCTTCTCCATATTTTTTTTCTAATTTTCTGAACTCAACTCTTTTATTAAACCAATTATCTAAAATATCTGCAATTAATCCAGGTTTCTTTTGAGTATATAATACCCCATTTGCAGCTACACCTAATTGATTACCTTTGATAACTTCCTCTAATTCTTTTCTATTATATGTAAACTCTTTTGTTTTTCCAACAACTGTAAATTGCCTTTCTTCACCCCTAACCCAAGCTTCAGGATCCCAATTTGAAATCTTACCAACCTTAGTTTCCGGTGAAATATTTAGGGTCATAATAATTGATGGATATAGAGATGTTAAATCCAAATCATATATCCAATCATATTTACCAACAATAGGTTCTTTTACATATGCCCCAATAAACTTATCTTCACCCGCTTCTGATTGTTCGGCGAGTTTATCTTTGTGATTTTTTGGTTTATTTGGTGCTACTAATTTTTTTGTTTTAAGATATGCCAAACATGCACCTTCTAAGTATTTTGATGAAAAAATATAATCTTCATATGGAGTAAAACCGGAGTGACAAATGGCTCTACTTAATTCAATAAATTGAAGTTTTGCATCCATCGTTACAATCAGTTCTACGTCAGTAATGTTGTACTCAATAAATTTTTCTAAATCATTTTCAAATAGGTCATCCAAACTTCCTTCATATTCCAGCTTACCTCTACCCAATTCTTTTGTAGCGATATGATTAAGAGTATATGAACTTTCTAACCCAAAATTATATCTTTTATATAATCCGATATAGTCCATAACACTAACACCTGCAATACTATAACGATTACGATATGGTGACCAATATGTTTTACCGATTGAGGAAAGACGATTGGCTTGTTTTTCTCCTGCTACGTTTCTAATACGATTATAAAGATATGGAACGTCAAAGAAATCAATATTCCATCCTGTCCAAATTGTTGCATTTATACTTTCAATATAAGTTAAGTATTTCATCAACAAATCACGCTCATTACCAAAGACATGAACGTGTACATCTCTACCATCTTTTTGGAATGATTTACCATTTACTTTGCCATTTTTATCAACAACAAATACGTGATATTCTTTTGTAGCATCATCATGTGCGGCTATTGAAGTAATTTCATTTTCTGCTTTTTCAATATTTGGTAAACCTGAATTCATTTCTACCTCAATGTCAAAAGTTAAAACAATATGTCCCTTAGATGGAACATCGTCATTATACAAATCAACTAATACTCTAGTTGTTTCGGGTACATCAGATTCGAATAATTCTTCACCACTATCTTTTTCCCATTTATCTACTTTAGTTAAACGGTCCCCATACATAGATTCATATTCACCGTTTGGGTCTTTGATGTATGCGTATTTTTTATAAGGAAATGTGCGATACCCAATCGTATCATCCCACAAGTGAATTAAGTTCCGGTTTCTTTCAAAGAAAATGTTTTGATACATCTATTATGTTATGGTTTATAAAATATAAAAATTGGTTCGTATTTGTAAAATTGTCCTTCTATTTGCATAGAATTCTTCGCTTTGGATAAATCCATTCCCGTCATAGGACTCATTGTCATTCTCAACTTACCTTTGTACTCGCATCCTAATTGTGTAAGGATATCAATGCTATCTTGTTCTAATGGATAAAATTTATCAGGTCCAACTTTAATATCTGCGATATTCCAACAAACGTATCTATCGTTTCGTAGGTATTCAAAAATTGTTGTAAGTGTTGGTTTTAAGAAACCATCTCTCCAACTTTCATAGTTGCCAAATTTCTTAAATGATTGCGAATCATCATCCGAATATCTTTCTCTATCAAAGTACGGAGGTGAAGTAAATGCAAAATCTAATTTACCCTTATATTTTTGAAATCTCGGGTCATCTGCAATAACTTCCGAACCCGTTGTAAAGAGTTCGTATGTATTTGCGTGCCCCCAAAACGGATTAGCCGCACCAGGAACTTTGTTATTAAAGAACTCCGCAAGATATTCATAACGAGTTTTACCAATTTCTGGTATTTGGTTTTCAGTATTAGGGTCATTACCAATATAATGTATATTTCTATCATCTACACTCAATGCTCCTAATATTCTCCCACCCCAACCAGCCGAAGGGTCATAAATGTTAATTACATCTTGCTCCTTAATATGATTTGTAAATCTTTCATATAAGTACTTTGCTGTTAATGGTGGAAAGTTTACAACCGCCTGTGTACCCATACCGATACGAAATGCGGCAGTTGCTTCAGGAAATATTCTTTGTCCTAATGGATATATTTTAATCTGAATAGGTTGTTTTGGAACATCAATAAGATTATCAATGTTATCACCCCAATCCGCAGTTTTAAGTGAAGATATATTTTCATACTTCAATATACCTGCTTTATACAAATCCTTTACCTCTTGTGCAGTAATTGGTGGTGATGGAACTTTACTATCCGCTTGTGATAAACAAAATCCATACCCATGCTTATCATCACCACCTACCCACTTCTCAATCCACTCTTTACCACTTTGAATATGTGAATTATGAAATTCTGGATTATCTAAGTGAAGTGTTTTAGAAAAACGATACATACCATCTTGCCTAGTCAATCTTCTCATTTGTTTAATGAATTCTGGTAAATAGGCATCATCTGAAAATACATCGTAAATTGATGGTTTTGGTTTATCATATGCCGAACCACCTATTCCTGTTTTATACATTGCAGGAAAGAATTGATTTACGGGTGTGGCGAATTTATTAAAGTTAAAGATAACTTCGTTACCGTCATCATCCTTTTCTTCAAACTTATTTACTTTGTAAGTTTGTAGTTTAGAGAACTGCTCAATCATTTCAGATTCATCGACACCAATTCTAGGTGGTGCACCCGTCTCATTCCACTTTCTTACTGCAAGTTCTCTAAAAAATGCCACCCACTTTCCAAAGTCAGCGAATGGCATTTTTAGAACTTCTTCGTATAATAAGTTTACTTCCGGTTCGTATAACCAGTCATTCTTTTCATAGAAATATTTCTTCTCGTAGTTAAAACTCATTATGCGGTTAATTGTTGTTCTACTAAGAAATATTTTGCATTGAAATCATCAATTTTGAATTCAACGTGCGAAATACCTTGTGTAGATACTTTTAATACAACAGATGTTGCCTCTTTGTTAGCGGTTAAAATTTCTTTCAAATATTTTGCAGAGAAAGAAATTGGTTTTATTTCACCATCATATGCTTTATCAACTACAAATACAACTCTGTTTGAATTGATGTTTGAGTATCCTAATACAATTTTCAATTCTTTCTTTTCGCTAAGAATAGTAAATGTATCAACTTCACTTAATGCGTTTTTAGCTTTGATGAACTTATCAATAAATGCACCATCGAAATTGATATCAACATCAAAATCAGGAAGTTTTTTCAAATCTGGTACATTTGGAATAACTGCCAAATCCGCCAATTGAAATTGAACTTTTGTATTTTCACTCTTAATGAAAATATTCACCGCTTTACCTTCAATTTCTTGTGTTTCCAACTCAATATCTTCACCAACTACTGAAAGTAGTTTTGATAATGTTGACGTTGTGTACACACCTAAATCAGGTGAAGTAAATGCGAAGTTGTCTAGTTGAATCTCTCCTAATACAGTTTTGTCATCAGAAATAAAACGAGTAACTAATTTGTTATCTCCTGCTTTCCAAGCTACTGATTCTACTAATCCACCCAAACTATACTTTTGGATAAATCTTGTTAATTTTGCTTTGTTCATTTTTGTTTATGTTTAAATTTTAAATTGTGAATACAAATATACGATAATTTATTCAAATTACCAAATCTATTTTTCCCAAATCCATATTGGTTCTCCAAATGCATGGTTTTTGGTTTCCTCCGCCTTTTCCTTCAGTTCATCCGAATAATACTCAGATACAGCCATCCCAGCACCCCCGCTATTGGGTCTTTTTGTCATTTCCATACCAATACACCCTTTGTAAATTAACCCCTTAGATTGAAGGAAATCGTTCATAGAATTAACTATATCTACATACCCCTTATCCGGTGCTGAAAATACATCTGCAATATTGATTGCCAGTATTCCACCTTTTTTTAAGGTTGGTATAATTTTCTCTAAAGTTGTATGAAAGAACCCTTTGTTCCAATCGTCAAACTTTTTATACCTAATCCAACTTTGAGTATCATCAAACGAATATCTTTCAGTATTAAAATACGGTGGTGAAGTAAAGATTGTATCAAAAAAGTTTTCATACTCTGAATAATCTACATCTTCCGCTGCAGCTTCTAACATTCTTGCATCTTTATCTTCTTCAAAAAATGTTTTATGTTTTTTATAAAATTCAATTTGGTTTTGATAATTGGAGTGATTGCTACTATTCGGGTCAATGCCTAAATAAAATTTAGTTGTTTCTCCGGCAAAGAATCCAGCTAAACGGTCACCCCATCCTGCTGAAAAATCCATTACATTTTGGCTTTGGAACTTATCGTAGAATGCTTTTGCTATAACCGGCTTAAATTGCGATGCTACATACTTTCTCAATGTTGTTGCCATCTTTAAAGTTTCCATAGTAACATCCAATAACATTTTATCCAAAGTAAAATAAGCTCTTACAATCGTTTTAATACCATCAACTGTCTGCCATGTCTTCCA